TCACGCAGGAACACGTCCCGGGCGTGGGCCACGAGGTCGGGCGCCATTTCCAGCTTGCCGATGGAATCGAGGCCGGCAGAAATGCGGTCGATCTTTTTCGCCAGCTCTTCGGAAATGGTGCCGACGGAGCAGGTCACGTTTAACCACCGGGCCTCATGGAGCCGGTCGTAGGAAATCAGGGCGGCGAGGTTGCCGATCATAGGGGCGTAAAGCTCCGCCTCGATCATCTGGCGCTTTTCCTCTTTCTTTTGGAGTTCGTAGGATTTTACCTGCACGTCGATCTGCGCGGCCTGATCCTTGACCATCGTGGTCAGTTCCTTGGCCTGTGCCTCAAATTCCTCGTATGGCTCGAGGTAAAGCTGTTTCATTTCCCGGCGCTTGGCGTCAATGGCCTGCGCCAGTTTGTTGAGGGTGGCCCGGTCTTTCTTGGCGTCTGCCATGCGGCTCTCGTCGTATACGAGGCCCTCATATCGGGCGAGGCCGTCGGTGATCCATTGCCGCACCTCTTCATAATTCCATTTCACAGGGGGCAAGGGCTGGCCCTGTGTGGGGTTGTATATCTGAATTTCCAAGGGTCTTTTCCTCCTCTATCGCGTGGCGATAAATATCAGTTGTAAAACTCAGCGAACAGGTCGCCGCCGATCGTGGCCGGCTCGGTGATGTGCCGCAGGTCGCCGACCTTGCAGCCGAGTTCAAAAACGGGCACATGAACATCGACGACGCAGGCTTTTCTCTCGCCGTACTTTGTGGGAACATTCACAATGTCGCCCACAGCGAGGGGATAATCGGCGATGTAGCTGTATTTCGCACCGCTGAACGTTCCGGGCCTGTGCGGATTCTCGAATCGCACATGAACGATGTCGATCGGCTTAAATGGTTTGCTGATCATTTTCGGGGGTGTGCCTCCTTTCTAAATTTCCGGGAGTATGAGCGCCGGCTGGCGATCCTTGAGGACGTTCTCCGTCCAGAATCTCACGCCCTCGGCCTCCAAATACTCCAGATCGTCGAGCACCTCGGAGCGCTCGATGGTGTAAGGCCGAAACTCGCAGCGGATTTCCTCGCCGTAGTCATAGCGGAGCATGGCATACAGCACCGCGAAATCAAACCCGGAGGCTATAAGCTGCCAAAGCACTTGGCAATAATAATTGTCCGGGATGCAGGGCTCGCCGTTCTTCCACCATTTTTCTTTCTGCATGGAGCGGACGATCGTCGTGCTCTTTGCCTCGAACACGCCCCGGCGGCCTGTGGCCCGCTCTGTGAGGCGTCCGTCCAGCGTGGCGAAAATAAAGGGGTGTTTCGGGTGGCGTACCATGTCGAACGCTCCGCCGTATTCCACTTCGTACTTGTCCGCGTAATTGAGGGCGAACAGGTCGCGGATCAGGGGCTCGGCGTCGTGGCCGAATTTCACGGCCTCATGGTCGGATATGTCCGGGGCCTGCGCTCTGCCGGTCTTGCGCTTCCATAGCTCCACGTTGGAGCACCACGGCGATCTGCCGATGATCGCGGCAGCCTCCGAGCCTCCGATGCCCTGCAGGCGGGCCCGGTGCCATTCGGCCTCGGTGGTGATGATCTCAGGCATTGAGAACAACCTCCAGCGGGACGCCGATATACTGAGCCAGCGCCGGCGGGCTGATGTAGTAACACCAGCGTGTGCTCCCCGGGAGCTGAAACGCCTCACCGATGGGGAGAACACCGCGCTTCATTCCCTCCCGGACGAACAGCGTCGATTTACCCATAAGCCGGGCCGCGTCGTCCACTCGGATTTTTTTCGGTCTTTCCATTTGGGTTTCTCCTTTCGATTAGCTGACTTCGGTCTTTTCCTCCTCCCCATCCCAAAACCGCTCAAAATCTTCCTTGCGGACGATATGGTCGCGACATCCGGGAGGTTTTCTTTCTTTGAGGACGCCAGCGCGAATCCACTTTCGCACAGTTTCGACAGATTTTCCGGTCATTTCCGCTATCTGTCGGGTGGTGTAATTGGATACAATCAACAATTTTCACTCCTTTATGTGATTATTTGTTGATTTACGTGTGAAATCATGTTACCATTGTTTTGCAGGACAATTTGATACACACAATTTTCACCGCAAACCGCAAGAGGGAAATCACTGTTTACTGTGCTTTCTTGCTCTTTGTCGTGATGTTAGCACATATTTTAGTGAATTTCAATAGGTTTATCACTATTTTCTGTGCTATCACGGTTTTTTGTGTGTTTCACCAATAACATAGGGGTGTTTTTATGCAGTTTTCAGCACGTTTCAAACAGCTCTGCAAAGAACATGGCGTTTCGCAAAAGAAAGCCCTCGAAGATATGGGGTTCCACCGGAACGCTGCGCAGAGTTGGAGTAATGGGAACCCATCGGCAGACGCGCTAAAAAAACTCGCGGGTTATTTTGATATGACCACCGACGAGCTTTTGGGTGTAGAAACAAAAAAAACGCCCACCCCGGAGGGTGAGCGTGATTATTTGAAGATCATGCAGGCATTTGATCAGGCCGATGAATCTACACGGGAAGCAATCCTTTTGCTGTTAAAATTGAAATGACCTGATTATATGTTTTTTCATCGCAATTTTTGATTGCTTCGAGGAACGCCTCATTTTGGAGGCGCCGATCCTCGGCGGCGGATGTACATAGTTGATCTGTATCTGTCGCCATGTGTTTATTTCCTCCCTGTTGTTATTGGGGCTGGGAATGAACGAAATTGTATAACGCAAAATATCAAAACGACAATCTTCAAAATCTGGAAAGATCGCGGTACAGAGCGCCCACGCGCCAACGAGAACGCCCTGCACCGCTTGCGGAGTGGTGGGCCCTTTGCTTGACCCGCTTTCAGCCTATCACTCGAAACCATAATTTTCAAGGCTCATTGAAGTGCTGCACGGTGTATTTACTGCACTCGCGGGTGTCACCGCCGACCACCAGCCGAGAAAAATGGTGTCATTAAGTGATAGGAGAAAGGATCATGGACGAACCCAAAACCGCCGTATTTTTACCCGAGGAAAACATAACCATCAGCTTTGAGGTCACAGATGAAAAGCCGTTCAATAAGTGTTTTGAATGTCACTCATTCCGAAACGGCTGCAGCGGGCCGAACCTGACCGTTATGGACATTGACAGAGTGTGCGAGTTTCTGCAGTTGGCAAGAATTTTCCTGAAAAAGTCATATCAAGATGTGGCCGATGGGACAGGTGTTTCCCTTGCCACGGTCAAGCGCACCCTAACCAACAAAATCAGCGATCCGAGTTTTTACACAATTTCAGCAATCAGTCGGTTTTTGTGTGGGGATCCCAATGGTAAATACCCATGCGCGATTCCCAATATTGCGCCAGAAACGGACACCAGCGCCAAGGTAACAGAGGCCACCCGGGAGTTGGAACGAGCTCTGGCGGATAATCAGGATTATAAAAAGGCGTTGGATGATATACACGGCTCATATAACGCCGAAATGCAAAGGCTCCGCGACGATGCAAAGAGGCAGGTCGATTATCTTCTCGGGGAGCTCCAGAGGGCCCGGGATAATGCCGAGCACTGGCGTTATGAGAACGACCGCAAGGGCAAACTGATCGACAAGTACATGGAAAAGATCGTCGCGGGATAAGGAGGAATTACATGGGAGTTCGTTTCAGAAAGAGCATAAAGGCCGGGCCGGTCAGGGTCAATCTCAGCAAATCAGGCGTCGGCTATAGTGTCGGCGGGAAAGGCTTCCGAGTTGCCAAAAAGGCAAACGGCGGAGTTCGTACCACCGCGAGCATTCCGGGTACCGGGATTTCATACGTGAGCGATTCCGGTGGAGGTCGAAAGACTGCCGCAGGCCAGAGCGTCGAAATAGCGTACAAACCTATTAACCACACTGTCGAGCTTTGCCTCTGCCTGCTTTTGGGCTGGGTAGGCGCTCACAAATTCTACCGCAGAAAAATCGGCGCTGGGATCCTTTACGTGTTGACGCTCGGCCTGTTCGGAATTGGATGGGTGATTGATTCCGTCAAGTGTATTTACAATTACAGCAAAAACAAAAAAGCCCCCGGAGCGGAAAACTCCGAGGGCCACACAAAGGGATAACGTCGATCGAGGCGTCGCCGACATCGAGAAGAATGGAACACCCCCGCCAGTGCAGCGAACACCGGCGGGGGTAAATGCAAAAACTACCACGCGATGGAGATTTTGCGTCTCCTACTATACCACGCGAAAAGGAGATTTACAACATGAAAAACACCGCAGCGATTGAGAAATTACTCGCACCACCAAAGGCTCCGGCCAAGAAGAAAAAGAAACGGATGCGGCTCCCGCCGGGGATGGGTAGCGTCCACCATATCAACGACGGAAGAAACCGCCGCAAGCCGTACCGGGCCCGGGTGCCGTCTCACGTCGATCTGAACGTCAAGACAGGAAAGGCCACGCAGAAATATATCACCATCGGATATTACGAAACGGAGATCGAGGCCATTGAGGCCCTCATGGAGTACCGGAAGAATCCATATTCCTTGGACGCCTCCCTCTCCACCTTTGAGGATGTTTTCACTCAATGGA